TTGATCTCTCAGACCACGTCACAGCAGTAACAATCAACCGTTCATTCGATGAACTCGAAGTAACAGCAATGGGTGACTCAGGTCACAAGTTCGTTAAGGGCTAACATGGCAAAGCTAAAGGTAACAAGGGCTGACAATTCAGTACAGGAGTTTGAGATAACTCCCCTGATTGAGTACGCCTTCGAGCAATACGCCAAGAAAGGCTTTCACAAGGCGCTAATAGAGGATCAGAAACAATCTGATGTCTATTGGCTCTGTTGGGAAGCAATCCGTCGTTCGGGTGAAACGGTCAAACCTTTCGGGGAAGGATTCCTAGAGACCCTCAAGTCAGTTGAGGTTCTAGAGTCTGACCCTTTAGGGTAGATCGGAACTCCCTCACCTATCTCGCAGCTCGGCTGAGTTACGAGTATGGAGTTCCGTTTCAAACTATTGTTGAATTACCAGCGATAGCGTTTAAGGCACATATAGAAGTCCTCAAGGACATAGCGAAGGAGAGAAACGATGCCAGTCGAGCTCACCGACGCCGTAGCTCTTAGGAAAGCCTTAAAGAAATATACTCCTGAACTAGCCAAGGAAACACAGAAGGAAGTTGCCGGACACCTACGCAAGGTTGTTAATCGTGCGCGTGGCTTCGTACCTGCTGACTCACCTTTAAGTGGCTGGGCTAATCCTGTAGGCGAGTGGGAGTATCGAGCCTTTAACTCAGGCATTATTAAGAAGGGCTTGGGTTATTCAACAACTCCAACCAAGCCGAACAAGCGAGGCTTTAGAAGCCTTGCAACTATCTTTAACAAGTCTGCCGCAGGTGCTATCTATGAGACTGCAGGGCGTAAGAATCCTAGCGGCTTACCACCGGCACAGCGCGAAAAGAAATTTAAGAACGGTCAGTTCTCAATGGGATGGCAGACCGGCAGAGATGTTAATAAGTCTGCTAACCCTAATGCTGGTCGCCAGTTCATTGATGCGATGCCGCCTTTAGTAGATAGCCAGCAGTCCAACACTCCGGGGCGCAGAACCCGTAAAACTAAGGGTCGCCTTATGTTTAGAGCTTGGGCTGAGGATCAAGGCAGAACAACCGCAGCAGTTGTCAAGGCTATTCAGACAGCCAATAACACAGTTGTAGTGCAAAGCAAAGGCGCAGGCAATAAGACATTCAGAGCAAGGGGTAAAGACTAATGGCAGGAATGACAGATCTAGCGATTCGTATTGCCACCACTTACGACTCCGCAGGGCTCAACAAGGCTGATAAAGGCGTCAAGAAACTAGAGTCCACAGTCAAGTCACTTGGCAGAACTCTCGGCTTAACTCTTGGCTCTGCAGCAATGGCAGCTTACGGCAAAGCAGCAGTCAAGGCTTTCGCAGCAGATGAGGCAGCAGCTCGCAGACTTGCAGGAGCTGTAGATAACCTCGGGCTTTCATTCTCTCAGGCTAAAGTCACAGACTTCATTGCAAATCTTGAGCAGAGCGCAGCAATAGCAGACGATGTATTACGCCCTGCCTTCCAGTCATTGCTTACAACAACCGGCTCACTTACTAAGTCTCAGGAACTCCTAAACAATGCTATTCAGATTAGTCGCGCAAGCGGTATTGAATTGGCAACAGTCGCAACAGACTTAGGTAAAGGCTATGTAGGTATCACTAGAGGCTTGGTTAAATACAACACAGGCTTAACCCGAGCAGAGATTACAACCAAATCATTTAACGAGATTCTAGGCATCATGCTGGCACGATCAGCAGGAGCAGCTCAGGACTACCTCACAACTACTTCTTACAAGATGGAAGTTCTTACAGTCGCAGCCGGTAACGCTCAAGAGACTATCGGCATGGGCTTAGTAGATGCCTTCGCTAAGTTAGGCGGCGGCTCATCAGCAACAGACGCAGCACAAACAATTAACAACATTGCTAAGGGCATAAACGCCATTACAAACGCTGCTGCCACAGCAGCAGGCACAGTTGTTAAACTTTATAAAGGCTTAGACTATCTGACCTCATTTGGCGGCATAACAGGGTCTAACGGCAAGTTAGTCCAGTATGACAAGATGATGCGAGAGAAGGAAGCGCAGCGCATTGCCATTGCTTCAGGTTCAGGGCGTTCAGCCTCACCAGCCGGTACAGCTCGACGCACAGCACAACAGCGCCAAGCAGAGGCAACAGCAGCCAAACGCGCTAAAGAACTTGCAGCCTTACAGGCTAAGCAGGTCAAGTCTCAGAAGGCTTTGACAGATGAGCAAAAGAAGCAGAACGCTTTAAAGAAGGCTGGAACAGTATTTGACCTAGAGCAGGTGCAACTCATTGCAGCCCTTAAGGGTAAATTGTCTGACGAGGATCGCAAGCGCGTAGAACTTCAGTTCGCTTTGCTTACAGGCAACGTATCAGAGGCACAGAAACTCACTTATGAGATTGCTAAGGCTCAAGGGCTAGGCGAGAAGCTCGCTGGATACCTTGCAAGCCTTCCAGATGCTAAGAACCCGTTTGCTTCATGGGAAGCCTATCTTGACAGACTTATGGAGAAGGCTCGCCAAGTGGCAAGTGTTGGTTCAAGCACAGCCACCACAACAGTAATTAGCCCATCCACTAATACAGTATCAAGTTACACAGGAACACCATTTGGACAGGCTGGTTCATTCGTGGACACAATCGGCACACCATTCGGTCAAGCCGGTGGCAATGGCTCAGGTTACACAGGAACACCATTCGGACAGGCTCAACCAATCGTGGTTCAGATTGATGGCAAGACAGTTGCATCAGCTCTACAAGATACTTCGATGTCAGGCATCCCTTCAGCTATTAACAGAACTTATGGAAGCTTCGCCGGTCGATGACATTACCTGCCGAGATATCCGTATCCTTTGACTTTAGCTCAGGAGCGACTTTCGGCTATCCATTTACAATCGGTGACGCTAAGTACGGAGTTCTAGGTACTGGCACACTCGGCTCATCTACAGTTCCAGTTCCGATTGTTGATTTAACTCCCAACGTTCGCAATATCACCATCAACCGAGGCAGAGATATCCAGTCAGACACCTATACAGCAGGAACAGCCGTTGTACGCATTACTGACCCTGATTCATATTTCAACCCTCAGAACACAGCCAGCCCTTATTATGGTTATTTAGTACCTCTGCGCAAGGTGCGTATTGCAGCAACAACAGCGACAGCGCAGGAGTTCTTATTCTCAGGCTATACAACTGAGTACCGTTATACCTATGACCAAGCCGAGCAGATGGGCTATGTTGACATCTATGTAGCCGATGCCTTCCGTCTCTTTAACTTGGCTCAGGTTACAACCGTGGCTGACTCAGGAGCAGGGCAATCTACCGGCACGCGCATAGGCAAGATTCTAGATCAGGTGGACTTCCCGACCAATATGCGCACAATCGCAACTGGTCAATCTAATTGCATTGCAGACCCTGCAACCCTACGCACTTCCCTCAATGCCATTAAGAACGCAGAGTTCTCAGAGCAGGGCGCGTTCTTTATTAATGGCTCAGGCACAGCAGTATTTAAGTCTCGCAACGAAGTAGCCTCATCTATCGCTGGCACTCCTATCGAGTTCAATCAGACTGGCGGTATTCCTTACCGTAACCTAGTGTTTGCCTTTGATGACAAGCTCATCATCAATCAGGCTCAGATGACCCGTTACGGCGGCACAGCCCAGTTCGCACAGAACGCAGACAGCATTGCCCGATACTTCCCTCACCAGTACAGCGCACAGGACTTGGTTATTGATACTGATGCCAATGCCCTCAATATCGCTGCAACCTATGTAGCAACTAGAGCTGAGACCACAATCCGCATTGATCAGATGTTGGTCGATTTACTAGACCCAGCAGTTCCAACTGACACAATGATTGGCTTGGATTACTTTGACAATCTACGGATAAGCAATATCCAGCCTGATGGCTCAACCATCACAAAGACTTTACAGGTGCAGGGCTTATCGTGGAATATCAGCCCTAACAGCATGAGCGTTACAGTAACAACACTTGAGCCCATCGTCGATGGATTCATCATAGGAAGCACAGAACGCGGTATAATTGGCGTGAGTGCAATGACTTACTAGGAGATATAAATGGCAACAGGCTTCCCAGCGGTAACAGGAGATATCCTAACTGCGTCTATGTTCAACGGGCTAGTAGCCTTTACAGTCGATGCAGATCAGACAGCAGACTACACAGCAGTCCTCGATGACGCTTATCAGACCCTAGTACCTATGAACAAGGCAACAGCCGTAGCGTTCAAGATTCCTACCAATGCCTCAGTAGCCTTCCCAGTAGGCACAGCAATCACAGTCCTTAACAAGGGCGCTGGAACAGTCACAATCTCAGCAGTCACTTCAGGCACTACTACAGTCCTTTCAGCCGGAGCCGTTCCAGCAGCTCCAACTCTTGGACAATATAAGACAGCCGTATGTATCAAGGTTGCGACAGATACATGGATTGTTACAGGAGCAATTGGATAGTGATTGGAGCAATCACAGCGGGGCTATTCGGTACGCCTGTACCGCCAGTTACTAATAGTTATGAGTCGATTCAGACTGTAACGGTAGGTTCAGGCGGAGCTAACTCAATTTCATTTACTTCAATCCCAAGCACTTATAAGCATTTACAAATACGCGCTTTCTTGGCAGCCAATAATGGATACATAACAGACACAAACTGGACTATTAACGGCGACACAACTTCGGGAAATTATTATGGATTTCATCAATTAACAGGCGATGGCTCATCCGCAAGCGCTCAAGCCTATAACGGCTCAGGCAGACTTAACCCGATGCCAGTTGGTAACGATGGGTTCGCATTTACGGCTGCGGTTGTCGATATTCTTGATTACACCTCAACAACTAAAAACAAAGTATTTCGGTCTTTAGTTGGTTTTGATAATAACGGCACGGGTGCGATTCGCCTTCGCTCATCATTATATTTTCCATCAACGATTACAGCCATAAGTTCAATTACTATTGCTCAAGGCGTTGGAGATTTTAAGCAGTATTCATCGTTCGCACTATACGGAATTAAGGGGTAATCATGGCAGCCGGATCAACATACACCCCAATTGCGACTACAACGCTGGGAAGTTCTCAAACTACAGTTACATTCTCAAGCATTAGCGGCACTTACACAGACCTTGTTTTGGTTGCTTCTATGAAAACAGTTACTGGACCATACCAACCTATCTTGCGTTTTAACTCAGACTCAGGCTCTAACTATTCATCTACCGTTATTCGCGGTGATGGCTCAAGTGCAAGCTCAGGGCGACACAGTAACCAAGATGGGATTTATGCAGTACCCGGACCCGGCATAGGAACGGTTGGAAATTACTTACCCTGGATTATTAACATTCAAAACTATTCCAACACTACAACAAACAAAACAGTACTTCACAGGTTTAATAATGCTTCATCAATTGTAGTTGCTGGAGTTGGTTTATGGCGTAATACTGCCGCAATCACTACAGTTAGCCTAACTGCGGAAGTGAACTCAGGAGACTTCCAAAGCGGCTCAACCTTTACCCTATACGGAATTCAGGCGGCATAATGGCAAATACATTTGAACTTATTGCAAGCTACACAGCCAGCGGCTCAGTATCATCAATCGACTTTACTTCTATTCCTAGCACTTACACAGACCTGTGTCTTGTCTATTCAGGCAGGTCATCAGGTGCGGTTGTAAACAACAACGTAAACGTGACTATCAATGGAGTGACTACAAACCAAACAGGTAGAGACATTTACGCAGACGGAACGGGCGCAGGAAGCCTTACCAACGTATTGGCTGGTTTTATTCCTGGGGCTTCTGCAACAGCAAGCACTTTCGGCAACGGTCAGATTTACTTCCCTAACTATGCAGGTTCTACCAATAAGTCATTTGCTGGAGATGCAGTAGCAGAAAACAACGGCACAACAACATCTTACGGATTTACCGCAAATCTTTGGTCACAAACAACAGCAATCTCATCAATCGGAATTGTGCCTAGTTCCGGTTCATGGGTTCAATACTCAACCGCCTATCTATATGGAGTCAAAAATGCCTAATCCAACACGAATCGAAATCAACTGCGAGACAGGCGTGGAGTCAATCATTGAACTCACCGATGCTGAGGTTGCAGAGTTAG